GAAGGCCTGGAAGCAGACCGTCGAAGACTTCTGGCGCGAGGTCGCGCTGCCCCGCCTCGCCCCCGGCGCCCCGGTCGTGCTGATCCAGACCAGGTGGCGTGAGGACGATATGGCCGGCTGGCTCCAGCGCGAGTTCGCCGACGAGTGGACCGTGCTCAACATCCCCGCGCAGGCCGACCACGACGCCGAGAGGGGCGAGACCGACGTCCTCGGCCGCGAGCCTGGTGAGTTCATGGCCTCCGCCCGCGGCCGCACGGTGGCCGACTGGCTGAAGAAGATCCGCGAGGTCGGGTCCCGAGCCTGGAACGCGCTCTACCAGGGCCGCCCGGCGCCCGCCGAGGGCACGATCCTGAAGCGCGGCTGGTGGAAGCGGTACGACATCCCGCTGTGGCTCGAGCGGGAAGACGGCTCCCGGATCGTGACCGGGTTCGACGACCTGCTCATCTCCTGGGACCTGACCTTCAAGAAGACCGAGGGCACCGACTACGTGTCCGGGCAGGTGTGGGGCCGCCGCGGCGCCGACGCCTACCTTCTCGACCGGGTCCACGGCCGGATGGACTTCGTCGAGACCCTCGCCGCCGTGCGCCGGCTCGCCGCGCGGTGGCCGCAGGCGACGTTAAAGCTCGTCGAGGACAAGGCGAACGGGCCGGCGGTGATCTCGATGCTGGGCCGGACGGTGCCCGGGATCGTGCCGGTCGAGCCCGACGGCGGGAAGGAAGCGCGCGCGGCAGCTGTGTCCCCGCTCGTGGAGGCCGGCAACGTGTGGCTCCCCTCGAGCGAGCTCGCGCCGTGGGCCGACGACGTGATCGAGCAGTGCGCCGGGTTCCCGACGGCCGCCCACGACGACGACGTCGACTCTCTCTCCCAGGCGCTCAACCGCCTGATCCTGCAGCCCCTGATCCACGGCAGCGACGTCTTCGACGAGGAGGACTTCCTCGACGACGAGGACCTCGCCCCGATCGCACCGTACGCCTGACCGCCCCGACCAGCCGCACCACCGTGCCGAGGAGGTGACCGACATGAGCAACCCCGACACCACCCCCACCAGCACGGTCACCGAGACGTCCCAGGACCTCCGCACCGCGCTCGCCGCGTCGGAGTCCATGAACGCGCTCCTCATCGAGGAGTCCCTCGACCGCCTCGAACTCGCCGCCGAGGACAAGGACTGGCGCGTCGCCGGCCTCGTGCTCGAGCAGGAGTTCTCCCGCCAAGGCCTGACCGCGATCACCCGCAACTGCCAGCTGATGACGATCGCCTCGCCGCTCATCAAGCGCGGCGTGCAGATCCGCACCGGCTACGTCTGGGGCCAGGGCGTCACCGTGCAGGCCCTCGCCACCTCCGACGACGACGGCAGCCAGGACGTCAACGCCGTACTCCAGGACTTCCTCGACGACCCCGGCAACAAGCGCGCCTTCACCTCCGCCGAGGCGCACGTCCAGTGCGAGCGCACGCTCGCCACCGACGGCAACTGGCTCCTCGCGTTCTTCCCCGACCCGACCGACGGCCGCGTCCAGGTCCGCACGCTGCCGTTTGGTGAGGTGATCGACAAGTTCACCAACCCCGACGACCGCGAGCAGGACTGGTTCTTCCTCCGCGAGTACACCGAGACCGTCATCGAGTCCGGCTACCGGCCCGGCACCCTGCGCCGCCGCAAGCAGACCCGCCGCGTGTTCCACCCCGCGCTCGGCTACCGCCCGACGGTCCGGCCGTCCACCATCGACGACATCCCCGTCGAGTGGGACCAGCCGGTGCTGCACGTCGCGGTCAACCGGCCCGCCGGCTGGAAGTGGGGCGTGCCCGACGTGTACGCCGCCCTGCCGTGGGCCCGCGCGTACGAGGGGTTCCTCACCGACTGGGCCCGGCTGGTGAAGGCGCTGTCCAAGTTCGCCTGGCGGCTCACCGGTGACCGGGCCTCCAAGGCGCAGAAGGCCGCCGACCGGGCCCGCGCCACGGCGCTCCCCGTCGGGGTCCCGTCGATCGGCGGAGCCTCGGACGCCGGCCAGATGGTCGGCATGGGCCCGGGTGTGAACCTCGAAGCGATCCCGAAGACCGGCGCCACCATCGACAGCGAGTCCGGCCGACCGCTCGCCGCGATCGTCGCCGCGGCGCTCGGCCTGTCCGTCGTCGAGCTGCTCGCCGACCCCGGCGTCACCGGCGCCCGCGCGGTGGCCGAGACCCTCGACAAGCCCGAGGTCCTCGAGATGGGGATGCGGCAGGAGCTGTGGGCGTCGGTCATCCAGACCGTCTCGTCGTACGTCATCGAGCAGGCCGTCCGCGCGCCCCGGGGACCGCTGCAGGGCACCGTCACCGACGACGGCGCGGGTCGAGTCCGCATCGAGCTGGCCGGCGACGTCGAGCCCACGGTGGAGGTCACCTTTCCCCCGATCGACGACCTCGACCCGAAGGCCTGGGTCGACGCCATCGTCGCCGCGGCGAGCACCGAGAAGCTGCCCGACGTCTGGGTGGTCAAGCAGCTGCTCCGCGTGCTCGGCGAGCAGGACGTCGACGAGGTCGTCAAGGACATGCTCGACGACGAAGGCAACTTCATCGACCCCGGCATCCGCCGCGCGGCCGCCGCGATCGCGGACCAGCGCAAGCAGGCGGCCTGACCATGGCGACCGAGCGGGCCCGGGTCGTCCGGGTCGTCGTCGAGCGCGTCGGCAGCGAGCCCGGTCACTGGTGCACGCGCTGTGCGCTGCCGTCGGGCTGGCTGCTGTGGCACGTGATCCGGCACAAGGACCGGATGCACATGGAGCGCAGCACCTGGTGCGACGAGTGCGGCAGTCGCACCACCGTCGTCCTCGGCGGCGCCGACCGAGGCTGACCGATGAGCGCCGGCGCTCCCGAGCAGCCGAACCCGTACGCCGTCGAGCTCGCCCTTGCCGCAGCGCTCGCCGAGATCTCCAACGCCCAGGACACCGCGATCACGCAGGCCTGGGCCGCCGCCTGGTCCGAGGTCTCCGCCGACCTGCTCGACACCCTGACCCTGATCCTCACCGAGGTCGGCCGCGTCAACGCCTCCGCCGTCGTCCGGTACGAGCGGTTCGCCCGCGTGCTCGGAGCGATCGCCGACCACCTCGACGACCTCGCGACCGGCCTCGGCGTGACCGTCACCAACGACCTGACCGACGTGCTCGACCAGGCGCAGCGCGGCACCGTCGAGCTAATCGCCGCCCAGCGCCTCACCGGCGGCGTCCCCGACCGCACGGTGCCCTCGCCGGCGCTACAGGCGATCGTGCGGCGTACGACGGAGCAAGTCACCTCGCTGGCCCAGCCGATCGCCGACGAGACCTACGCGACCATCCTGCGCGAACTCACCCGCGGCGTGGCTGCCGGCGACAACCCGCGCCTCACCGCGACCCGGATGGTCGACCGGGCCGAGGACCTCCACAACTTCGGCCGCTCCCGCGCGCTGAACGTCGCACGGACCGAGACCGTCGACGCGTACCGCGAGGGCGCCCGCGTCACCCAGGACGCGCACGCCGACCTCCTCGCCGGGTGGGCGTGGATCGCGCACCTCGGACCGCGGACCTGCCGGTCCTGCCTGGCGATGCACGGCCAGGTGTTCGACCTCGACATCCACGGCCCCGACGACCACCAGCAGGGCCGCTGCTCCCGGATGCCGGTCGTCCGCGAAGAGGACGGGTCGGTCGACCTGTCCTGGCTGCCGTCGGCCAAGGATCACTTCGAGCGGCTCCCCGAGGCCGACCAGCGCGCGATCCTCGGCCGCAAAGGGTACGACGCCTGGGCCGCTGGCGACTTCCCCATCGAGGACTGGGCTCGGGAGAAGGAGAACCCGGGCTGGCGCCGCTCGATCGTTCCCGCGACGCCCGGCGACGGCGAGCCGCCCGCCGGCGACGACAGCACCGCCACCGGTGGCGACGGCCCCGAGCCGCCCGTCGCGTTCCTCGACCGGATCGACATCGTCGACGAGGAGATCCGCGAGCCCGTCGAGCTGGCCGGCAAGGCCATCGGTCGAGTGCACCTGGTGCCGGCGAACCTGCGGCGGGTGCAGGCCGAGACGATGCCGCGGGACATGCAGGCCCAGACCGGAGCGTTCGGCGCGTACCACCAGCTGCCCGGCCCCTCGAACCCGCCGTACCTGTGGATCCGCCCGCCAGCAGACCACCCCGACCGCCCCGAGACCGCCGTGCACGAGCTCGGCCACGCGCTCGACGACCTGCTGTTCGGCCTCGGCGACTCGAACGCGACGTCCGGTAGCCGCGTCGCGGTCGGGGCCGGCGAGATCCTCCGCCCGTGGTGGGACGCCGTCGAGGCATCGCAGGCCTACCAGGCGTTCGCCGACATGGCCGGGTGGGACAAGCTGACGCAGGGCGGCTGGATCCGGTTCCTCTCGACCAACGGCGAGATCAAGACCTGGTCGCCCTCCGACCGGGACCTCGAGTACCTGATGAAGCCGCACGAGCTGTTCGCCCGCTCGTACGCCCAGTGGATCACCACCCGCTCCGGCGTCGCGCAGCTCGTCGTGAAGGTCGAGCGCCGGATCCGGCAGCTCGACGTACCGCCCGACTGGGTGGCCTACCCAGCGGACCGGTATCCCTTCTACCCTGTCAACTGGAAGCACGACGACTTCCTGCCCATCGCCCAGGCGTTCGACGACCTGTTCGCGGGCCTGGGGCTGCTGATCCAGGAGAAGGCATGACCGAGATGACGAGCGAGGACCGCATCGCGATGTGGGTCGCTCTCGGTATGACCGAGGACGAAGCCCGCTCCCAGCTCGACGAGATCACCAGCTGGACCGAGCCGGTCACCATCGGGGACGACGACGCCCCCGTCGACATCTGACCTACTCGCCTCGTAGCCGCCGCGCTCCGAGCGGCCGCTTCCCTCTCAGCCGGTCGGTGCGGTAGCGCACCGTCTCGCAGCCCTCCTGGCTGCAGAGCTCCTCGAACTCCGCACCTCGCACCAGCGAGAGGTGGATCCCCCTCACCGCCCAGGCGTGCTCGCCTCCACCGACGCACGTCTGGGCGTCGTCACGTCCGGGGCCAGCTGGATCGACCGGCCCGCCCGGACTGTCGGAGCGGGTCACCCGCCGCACGCTACTCCGCTCACCCCACCCACCGGGAGGTCCCGCCATGCCCAAGCCGGTCCAGGAGACCGCCCGCGTCCTCGAAGCGGGCACCGGCTCCGCCTCGACGGGCAACCGCCTCGTCCAGCTCATCTCCCCCGGCTGGGGGTCGTCTGGCCACTACTCGAGCAACGTCCTCGAGCAGGCCGTCGCCGACGACCTGTTCCCCGCTGGCCTGCACATGTACGCCGACCACCCCACCGCGACCGAGTCCAAGGAGCGGCCGGTCCGGTCGATCAAGGACCTGATCTCGATCACCACCAGCGAGGGCCGGATCGCGACCGACGCCGACGTCAAGGCCGGGGCCGACATCGGCTCCGTGGTCGCCGAGGTCCGCGTCATCGCGCCGTACCGCGAGCTCATCGACGACCTCGCCGGCGACATCGGAGTCTCGATCCGCGGAGACGCCGAGGTGAGCCCCGGCGTCGCCGAGGGCCGCTCCGGCAACATCGTCGAGTCGCTGGCGCACATCAAGTCCGTCGACTGGGTCACCCGCGCGGGCCGCGGCGGGAAGGTCCTCCAGGTCCTCGAGTCCGCCCGGGACGTCACCGAGGCCCGCAACGTAGGCCAGTGGGTGGAGTCCCGCATCCACCGCGACTTCACGATGCTCGCCGACGACATGGCCGGCGAGGGCCGCCTGACCCGCGAGGAGCGGATCCAGCTGTCGTCCGCGATCGGGGACGCCCTGGCCGCGTTCGTCGGGAACCTCGAGAAGAACGCGCCCCAGCTGTACCAGCGCGACATCTGGGCCGACCCCGCCGACACCGTCGCCGCGGCGCTCGAGGCCGCCGGCCCCGCTGCCGTCGTACGACGCGCGATCGCGCACGGGGTCGCCGAGGCGACCGCCAACGACACCCGCGACGCCCTCTACACCGCCACCCGGGCGGCGCACGGCAGCGACGAGACCTGGGTGTGGGTCCGCGACTTCGACGACTCGACGGTCTGGTTCGACGTCGAAGGCGAAGAGAACGGCACCTACGCCCAGGACTACACCCACGGCGACGACGGGTCCGTCGCCCTGACTGGCGAGCGCACCGCGGTGCGGGTCGTCACCACCTACGTCCCGGCCACCCGGCCGGACGGCACCACCACCGAGGAGTCCAAGGAGGACACCATGGGCAAGATCCAGATCGAGGAGGCCGAGCACACCAGCCTCGTCGAGAAGGCCGGCCGGGTGGACGCTCTCGAGTCCGAGAACGCCACCCTCAAGGCCGACAAGACCAAGCTGGAGGAGGCGGCCGCCGCCCGTTCCCGCTCCGACCGCGCCAGCGAGCTGATCACCGAGGCCGCCGGCACCGACGTCCAGTTCACCGCGCTCGAGCGGGCCGGCCTGGTCGCCGCGCTCCCCCTCACCGAGTCCGGCGAGCTCGACGAGGCCGCGTTCACCACCACGGTGAACACCCACGTGGCCGAGAAGAAGAAGGCTGCCGGCGCCGGCTCCGTGCGCGGCTTCGGCGGCACCACCATCGGGGCCGTCGAGTCCGCGGACGAGAAGCTCGCCGCCATCGACGCCGCCCTCGGCATCCAGAAGGGGGCCTGAGCCATGGCCAAGAACCGCGTCTTCGCCGGCAACGAGCCGGCCGTCTCTCTGCCCGTCCCCGCGGGCGTCCGCTCCGGTGACCCCGTCGCCGTCGGCGGCATCATCGGCGTCGCCGCCACCGACCGCACAGAGCTCGCCGGCGGCAAGCAGTACGGCGCCCCGGGCAACCCGGACGGCTACGCCTCGGTCGAGGTCGACGGCACCTGGAGCCTCTCGGTTCCTGACGCCGTCGCCGCGGCCGGCACGCCGATCTACATCGTCACCGCCACCCGGGCGCTGACGACCACGGCCGCCGGCAACGTCCTGTTCGGCCACACCGTCCCCGTCATCCAGCGCGGCGTCGCCACCGGCGCCACGAAGGGCGCCGGGGCGGGCAACGTCAACATCCGCCTCAAGACGGTCTGAGAGGAGACCACCATGACCATGACGCTCTCCGAGATCGTCGAGGCTGTCGAGGCCGAGGTCGCCACCGGCACCTCCCCCGCGGCCTACCG